CGTCAGTCGCGGTAGCTGTGGTTGAAACTTTGCTTAGTGTGCCACCAGTGTTCAAACGTACGACATCACCGTAAAAAATTGATGTGCCAGAGTTTTGAGCAATAGGGAATAAGCGAGTTGAACCAGCAAATACCTGACCACCAATCAAATTGATTGGCTGAAACCCATAAGGGCCTGCTACGGTAGGATAAGCCATTTATAACTCCTAATTAAATTTAAGAACCAGAACCAAAGGTTGTCGTAGATTTTCTCTCGTTAAAGAGCGGCATCCGCGGGTCGCTTTGGCGCATTAAATTATTATCTACAGCTTCCGTTTGATTTTGTGATTGTTGTTGGAAATATGCATTTCTTTGCTTCACAAACTCAACTGGAGTTTTGCAGAGTAATAACCCGCCAATCTCAATATTGTCTTTAAAACGACTATTGGGATCAGCTAACAGTTGAAACTTCGGTTGCTCTTCTATGCGAACTGGTTCCCAGCCCTCTCTCATTTTTGCAGAAAGATTACGGGGGTCAGCTGCGTTTAAAGTAGAAACGCGGATCCATCTATAAGCAAAACCTTCTTGCTTGTCCGGTTCAGGGAGAAGCTCTGGTAACTGCCACTGTTTAGGCCGTTCTTCAGTTTGACGGTCGCTTACTTCACGGGGTATTCTTGTATTAGCCATTTTGGGACTCCTGAATTTTTGTTAGTTCCATTGCATATTGCTCTGGAGAAAGATTGAATTTCTTCGCCAAAGCTAGCTGCGTTGCCGTGAGCTTTACCTTTTTTGAAGATGTGGATCGTGTGGCTGGAGCAACAACCGTGCTTAGTTTTTTAACAGGCTCTTTGGTTCCTGAATCCTCGGAGTTTTTGATCTCTTCGGAACTTGCCAGTTTATCTGGAAAGCGTTTTGCCATTTCGGCATCAATTACATTGTAATAGTGGTCGGAGCCAATTGCAACTCCTTCTTTTTCTAGACGCTTATGAATTCCTAATGCTAGGAAACTCATATCATCGTCCACACCATACCATGGATTGTTATCTAACCATGTTTGGGTTTTTGAGTCCAAACGTTGTGGTTGTTGATTTTGTATTTGTACAGCATTTTCTTGATTTTGTAAAGAGTCTTCATCATATTGGGGCTTATAACGCTCCATTTCAGACGATTTCATCTTCACTTCTGTCAATTTTTCTTGCGCTTCTGCAAGACGATCTGAATCTCCGGAGTCATAAGCGTCCTTAAATTCACGTTTTGCATCGTTTAATTCACGAGCAAGACCTTCTTTAGCGGTTGAAACGTACACTTTTTCCCCATCGGACAGGCGTCCTTTGAGTTTTTTGTTCTCTTCAATCATTAAATTGGCTACTCGCAGAGCTTCTTTTTGCTCTTTTTCTGCTGCATCAGCGCGTCTGCGTTCATCGTGCATTGCTTTTTTCATTTGCAATAAACGTTGTTTTGCTTCTTTGGAATACTCCTCTAGATCATCATTGTCAATTTCGTCAATGATTTCTTTAGGCATTGGTTTAGCATTGATGCGGTCTTCTTCAGGGGTATCATCTACAATTTCAATTTCTACCTCTGTATTGTCAACTTCATCTGGAAATTTATACTCTTTTTTTTCAAAATCAGCCATGTTTTACTCCTTATGCACGAGTAATCCCGCGGGGGTCTTGAACAATACCCTCTACAGAATCATCATTAATTATTCGGAATTCCCTGCCGTGAATCTTTAGTCGCGTGCCAGAGTTTGGTCTGGCTAGAATAAAGTCGCCGACTTTACACCAAGGACCATTTAAAAAACGGCCTTTATCTTGATAGCAGTCTGGACCCATTTTGACTACAAAAAACACAGTTGATAACACTTCTTCGTAATGCATAGTAGTGTCCGCCTTTAAAATCCCACTTTCGTAGGCTTTTTCGGTGTCTGGGATAGCGCAAAGAATGCGATAACCAGATGGTTCGGGTAGCTGTTTTGCTTTATCTTCGTCTGTTTGAGGCAAAGTAGTTGTTGCATTTACATCATCGGGATTTGAGCCGATTAGTAATTCACTCATCAAAATTCTCCAAGTTTTTTTGCAGGTCTGTTATATATAAACGCACGGATAGAAGGCCTGTAATCTGGCCGCACGCCTTTTGGTAGTCGGAATAGTCTTTGGCTACGCCGGTACCAAGGGATTCTTCCAAACCCCTTACTTTTGCATCTATCTGTTTGAGAAGATGGTCTAGTATTTTGTCTTTCATGTTGTTTTCTTACCTTTTTGTTGGTTTTGTTGTCTATTAATATTTAATTGCGCTTTTTGCTGGCCTATTTGAGCTCCAATACGTAGGCCTTCAATGCGTTGCTTAGACTCAAGCTCTGCTTTGTCTTTGGCTGTTTTAGCGCCCACTTGCATACCAGCAATTTCCTTCTGGGCTGCAATTTTTTGCTTCTCAATCTCCAGTTGATCTGCTTTGGTAGCCGCGTCAATAGCCATTTTCTTCTCTTTAATAGCCACTTCCTGTGATTTAAGCTGCAATTCTTTAAGTTGCATTTGAATAACAGGGTCTTGAGAGGCCATTTGTGCTTGTTGCGCTGCAATGGCAGTCTGATTTTGGCCTAAAAGTTGTTGCGCGGCCGGTACTGCCATGCGAGAGATCTGTAACTCTGTGTCTCTTGGCATATGTTCTTGATCATCTTCAATGGCAGGCAGGGTAATTCCCATCATTTGCTCCATTTGACGTCTATATTCCATGCCAACGTGCTCAGTAATGTGGGCTTGCATGGCCTGCATCATAATCGGGGCTTGTGGGTTTTGTCCCATAATCATTTTAATCTTAGGATCTTGCATTGCTGCCATATGAATGGCAATATGGGCTTGATGATCTTGATAAGAAAACGCTTTTACAGGCTTGTTTTGTAAGACATTCATGTTTTCTGTAATAGGATCTACAGGTTTCATGTCGTCTTGCATTGGAACCAGTTTCTCAGCGTTCTTAATATTTAGAACATTGAGCATTTGACGGTGTAAAAACGGCAAGTTGTACAGCTGCGGCGCGGTTTGAGCCAGCTGCAACACGGCTTGGTACTGAACAACCTTTTGGATCATGGTCGCGGCATTAGGATCAGACACCGGAATGATAGTAACCATGCCATAGTCAGACTTACGGGCCTTACGGCTGCCTTCTTCTGGTTGATAGTTGTACTCTGCTGGAGCATCCGCTTCAATAATTTTCTTTAACAAACCAAACTCTTGCTTCATGGCGTAATGGATACGCGCTTGAATAGCACTCATAACCTTGAGGGTGCGTTCCAAAATGGCCAGCGTAGTCCCAACTGGGGACTGAGATGACATATCAGATACCTTTAGATCTCCGGCTGAGGCGAATCTTCGGCCATCATCTATAATTTGATTAAGCAGTTGAATTAATGTTTGGCTAGGTTCCTTGTAAGGAAGTGGCATGATATTGTCTTTCATTGCGCCACTTGGGACATCTACGTCCCTAAACTCACCGGGAGCTATTGGTGTGTCATCACCTTTGACTCGCAAACCGCGGGTTTTAAATCCACCGGGCAAGTTGGCCAATGAACCAGCGTCAACCAATTGACGGAGGATAGAAGTACCAGACTTAGCAAAAGCGCCCAGCAAATGAACAATACCGAAATGATAAAAACCAAAACCGGGAATATAACCGTAGTGCACAAAGTGCTGGCGTTTTTGATGTTTTTCATCTTCTGGATCCCAATTACGTCTAATTGCTAAAATATTCATGGTGTTTTTTTCAATAGTCACCACATACGGCAGGGCAATACCGGTTTCATTACCATCTTTATCTTTGTGCTCATAACCCTCTAAATCTAGGTCTACGTGCATTTCTAAAATTTTATAGCGGTCATCTGTTGTAGCTCTAAACCCTAATTTTTCCGCAATTTTCTTTTCAATCTCGTCCATAACGTTTACAGGATCGCCTAAATCTACATCGCGGTAAAATCCTGCAACCTGTAATTTGCGCACTTCATTTTCGGTTTTGCGCATAACATGGGTAATGCGTTCTGCGGATTCTAGGCTTGACGCGCCATAAGGAACCACTAAGTCGTCTGCGGTAACATACATAGATACTTGGCGTCCTAAAGAGCTGTCAACGTAAACCTTTTTAAAGCCGTTACCTGATAACCCCATACCCCATAGCATTCTTTCATGCTCTGGTCTAAATTCTTTCATAACATCAGTTAACTCGTAGTTCATGTCATCTTGAACCCGTTGTGCCGCGTCTTTTTTCTCTAGCGTTTCTTTGCCAATAATCTGGGTTTTTACCGGCCCAGAAGCTGGAAATGTTTCCATAATGGTTTCAGATTGAAACTTGACTACGGCTTCGGCTAAAATTGGGTGATACACCCCGCAAGCACCTTCCCATGGCTCAGAGCGTTCTTCAATCTTAAGGCCTAGAAGTTCTAAACCGTCTACATAAGTCTGAATCCAGTCTTTACGAGAAGATAAGTCATTTTCAAAATCGCCAATTAAATCGCCGGCAAGTTCATTTAATGTTTGCTCTGATATTTCTTCAGCAATGTTTTTGCTAAAGTCATCTTCTTCTTTACCAATATCTATTTCTAAATTACCAATATTTAAATGCACTGCCTCTGGATCAACGATCTCAATTTCAATATCAGGTGCATCAATTGCGGCAATGCCTTGTGGTGCTTGGTAAAGGGCTTTATCTATTGACATAACGTTTCCTTAAATTAACTTTGAGCCGCCTTTTAACGGCTTGTCTATTGCTCCGCCGGCCTTTTTGCCGGGTTCTGTTTTCATATATTTCACCAGATATTCTAGTTTGGCTTTTTGTTCTGGTCTGTACTTTAATTCTTTGTTAATGCTTTCAGGCCATTGTTTTAATGTGTATCCACGAATAGCTGCGTCTGTTGCATTACGGATAGCATGTTCTACAGGTCTGCCTTCATCTAGTGTAGCCTGCCAGTCTTTGGCGTGTTTTTCTAATGTCTTTAACTGTTTAGGAGTCCAAGTGGACATTAGCTCTTCTCTAGTTTGATTGGAGATTGGGTCAACGTGAAGTATCTCGCCGGCTAAATCGTGATGTGAAAAATCGCCGGGCCGGTAAATATCTACAGCATGGCGGTCCATTGGAAACTCTGCAGGGCGCGGATTATGGGGCGGGCCTTCCTCGCCAACCGGCCAAGTTTCAGCATATCCTTCCCCTTCACCCACTTTTACTATTGGGTTATGTTGCTTGATAAACGGATATTGCGTTACCGCTTTATCTAAAATGTTCTTTGCATAATCCATTAGTAATATGCTACCTTTCTACGGAATTCTCTTGGTTCATCTGGTTCATCACTAGGTAAACTAATAAATCCGCCTTTTCTAAATCGCAGTAAAGCTTGTGTTGTTGAGTCCACTAAGTCATCGTGGTCTGAATTTGGGAATGCTGCCATTTCCTCAATCACTTCTTCCGCCCATCTTTTAGGTGGCGCCCAGACTTTGCCAGAAGCAAATAAGTCTGATACAGAATTTACTCGGCTTATTTTATCATTACCCCTTGTTGGCGTAAACTCTTGCACTGGGATTCCCATTCTTCTGAGTTCAAATATCAGGGGCGCGCCAGACGCTTTTGCCTCAACAATAAATGCATCTGGAGTCCATTCTTGATACATTTGCAATGCTCGTGCTTTTAATTCTGGAAATTCCAACCGTTCTTTAAGGGCGTCTAACAAAATAATATTAGCATCATTTCGGTCTTCGTCTTTATAAAATACTCCCCAAGTTGTGCAGGCAGAGTAGTCCGCGCGCTCACTTTTAGTAAAAGCGGTATCCCAAGATTGAATAACAAATTCACACATTGGCGGAATTTCTTTGTCCCATTCTTTCCACCATTCGCGTTTAACTAACGCACCTTCTTCAGAGGTTGGGTCTTGTTGATACTGGGCTTGCCACTTGGAAAGCGGCAGTTCCTCCTTTAAAACCTCTAATTCTTTTAGTGACCAAAATTCCGGCCATAAGGGTTTTTCCGTAGGTAGGATAGCGGGAAGGCTAATCATCTCCCATGTATCACCATCTTTATCTACGGCAGACTGTAAGATCTTACCCGTTAAATCCCGCTTTGACCAGCGGGTCATTACGACTACTATTGAACCACCCGGTTGTAAACGTTGACGAGGGCCTGATGTATACCATTCATACACTTTGTCAAAAACCGAAGGATCGCCAGAAGCCAAGGCGGCCTCTTGCTCAGAATGTGGATCATCAATAATGAGCAGATCAGCTCCCTTACCAGTAACAGTACCGCCAACACCGATAGCAAAATACTCCCCATTACCAGAAGTA